GGCTGGCAGGTCTGGGATCTGGTCGGTCGCCTTGGCGGCCAGCTGCGCCTGATCCCCGGCGCTGTCTTGGGCTGGGACATGGGCGCGGCCCTCGCGCTCGCACAGGCGCTGGGCGTGAACACCCTGATCGCCGCCGAACTGCTGCCCGAGATCGAGGCGGTAATGGTGCGCAAACTGAACGAACAGATGGAAGGACGCCGCGATGGCTGAAAAACGCGTATCCGTCCGCCTCGTGGCGGAAGGCGGCCGCCAGGTGCGCGCCGAGCTGGAGGGCGTGGGTGAGGCAGGCGCGCGCGGGTTCGGGCGGCTGTCGCGCGAGATGGACATGGCGAATGCGCGCGTTGCCGCATTTGCCCGCCGAGCGACGGTGGCTGCTGCGGCCGCCACTGCGGCGCTGGCGGCGGCGGGGGTCGCGATGATCCGGTCAGGCCTGCAGACCGTCGATGCGCAGGCCAAGATGGCACAGTCGCTGGGCACGACGGTCGCCAGCCTTCAGGTAATGGAGCGGGCGGGCGATCTGGCGGGCGTGTCGATGGGTCAGGTCGAGCAAGCCACCGTGCAACTGACGCGACGGCTGAGCCAGGCGGCCGCCGGAACCGGACCAGCGGTCGATGCCTTGGACCGCCTGAACCTCTCAGCCGAAGAGCTGCAGCGCCTGCCGCTGGATGCGCGCATCGCGGCCATTCAGGAAGCGCTCGGGCAATTTGTCCCCGAAGCCGAACGCGCGGCGGTGGCCTCGCAGCTCTTCGGCGACCGCGCGGCCTTGGTGTTCACCCGGATCGACACGGCGACACTGCGCCAGGCGACAGAGGACGTTCTCGCCTTTGGAGTGGTCGTCTCGGAGCAAGACGCAGACCAGATCGAACGCACCAACGACGCGATTTCACGGTTGGGCCTGATCTGGCGCGGGCTGTCGAACCAGCTTGCTGTCGCCGCTGCGCCATCCTTGGAGGCAGTGGCCAACGCCATGGCCGCTATTGCCAGTCGCACCGGGCCATTGGGCATCGCGATCAAGGCTCTGTTCGACAACCTCGGACGGCTGACCACCTATGCCACCACCTTCGCGGGCATCATGGCCGGGCGCTGGGTGGCGGGCATGGCGGCGGCTGCCCTCTCGGTGCGCGGGCTGGCCACCGCTCTGGTCCTCCTGCGCGGCGCGCTGATCCGCACCGGCATCGGGGCGCTGATCGTCGGTGCGGGTGAGCTGGTCTATCAATTCACCCGGCTCGTCGAACGGGTTGGCGGCGTTAAAGAGGCGTTCCAGCTGCTTGGCGATCTGGCCAAGGAGGTCTGGTCGCGGATGGGGCTGGCGCTCGATGGTGCGCTGGCACAGATGGCGGCCGGTTGGGAGGGGCTGAAGGCAGCAAGTCTCACAGCACTTGAGGGCACCATCGCGGGCGTCGTCAGCTTCGGCGACCGGACGTCGGCCATCTTCCAGGGGGCCTATGATGCCGCCGTGGCAATCTGGGGCAGTCTGCCCGGCGCCATCGGTGACTTTGCCTTTCAGGCCGCGAACGGCCTGATCTCCGGCGTCGAGGCGATGCTGAACGGTGTCGTCACCCGGATCAACACTTTCATCAACGGGTTGAACGCAGCACTGGCGCTGCTGCCGGAATGGGCAACGGGTGAAGGTGGGGTCCAGATCGGCACGCTGGACCCCTTGGACCTGGCGCGGGTCGGCAACCCGTTTGAAGGTGCGGCAACCGCAGCGGGTGCCGCCGCAGCCGATGCCTTCTCCGCCGCGCTGTCGCGCACGTATCTTGAACCACCTGACCTCGGTCTTGGCACAATGGCCGACGACGCCCGCGCCCGCGCCGACGGCTATCGCGAGGCTGCAGGTATGCTGGCGGATGCCGCCGGTCGACCGTTGGCCAGCTGGCAAGCCCTGCGCGACGCCGTGACCGGCAGCGGGGCGGAGGCTGAAGCCGCACTGGCCGATGCTGCGGCCTCGGCGGATGCGCTCGGGCTGGAATTGGACGAGACTACCGCCGCTGCCGGTGGTGCAGGAGCCGCTGCCCGCTCTGCCGGGGCAGCAGCAGCCGAGGGCGCGGAACAGGCCGCAACAGGCTGGGGCGCAGTCACCGCCGCGCTCGCCGACTATGCCGCCAAGGCCCGCGATATTGGTGGCGACATCGGCCAGACACTGGTCGGCGCATTCCAAAGCGCCGAGAACGCGGTGGCCACATTTGTAAAGACCGGCAAACTGGATTTTCGCGACCTCGTCACGTCGATGATCGCCGATCTGGCCAAGCTGGCGGCGCGGCGCTTCATCCTCGGTCCTATAGCCACTGCCCTCTCGGGCGTGCTGGGCGGTGCAGGTGGATTGTTCGCAGATATCCTGCATGGCGGTGGCGTGGTCGGCACGGCGGGCAGCCAACGCCTGGTGCCAGCCATGGCCTTCGCCGGTGCCCCGCGTATGCATTCCGGTGGCTGGGCGGGGCTGCGCCCCGACGAGGTGCCCGCTATCCTCCAGCGCGGCGAACGGGTACTGTCGCGCCGGGAAGCTGCTGGCTATGGCCAAGGGCAGAGCAGCGCACCGAATATCTCCGTCACCATTATGTCCCGCGATGCGGAAAGCTTCCGGCAATCCCGCACGCAGGTCGCCTCCGACATTGCTCGTGCCGTGTCGCTCGGCCGGAGGGGAATGTGATGGCGTTTCACGAGGTTCGGTTTTCCGACAACATCAGCCGTGGCGCACGCGGCGGGCCGGAACGGCGCACCCAGATTGTCGAGCTGGCGAGTGGCGACGAAGAACGCAACGCCAGCTGGGCCAACTCGCGCCGCCGGTTTGACGTCGCTTACGGCATCCGCCGCGCCGACGATCTGGCGGCGGTCGTCGCCTTCTTCGAGGCGCGCAACGGCCGCCTGCACGGCTTTCGCTACAAGGACTGGGCCGACTACAAATCCTGCCTGCCGTCGCAGGCCGTGGCCCCGACGGACCAGCCTATCGGCACCGGCAACGGCGCTGTCGCGAGTTTCGCTCTCCTGAAGCGTTACACTTCCGGCGCGCAAAGCTGGACCCGCGCCATCGCCAAGCCGGTCGCAGGCACCGTCCGCCTTGCCCTCAACGGCGTCGAGCAGATGACCGGCTGGAGCGTCGATACCACCAACGGCAGTGTCTCTTGCGCTGCCCCTCCCGGCGCGGGCGTCGCAATCACCGCTGGCTTCGAATTCGACGTGCCCGTCCGCTTCGACACCGACACGCTGGATGTCACCCTCGATGTTGAACGGCTGGGCTCGATCACCTCCATCCCGCTGCTGGAGATCCGCAGATGAAATCCCTCTCCCCTGCGCTGCAGGCCCATCTGGACGATGGCACCACCACCTTGTCCTGGTGCTGGCGGATTTCGCGCGCGGACGGCGTGGCGCTGGGCTTTACCGATCATGATCGCGCCCTCAGTTTCGATGGGACCGAGTTTGAACCGGAAAGCGGGTTTGCTGCCTCGGAAATTCGGTCAGGTTCCGATCTGGCCGTCGATGCGCAGGACGCGACCGGCGTGCTGACCTCGGACCGGATCACAGAAACCGACATCCTCGACGGGCGCTGGGACAATGCTGCGGTCGAGCTGTGGCGGGTGAACTGGACCGACACCAGCCAGCGGGTGCTGCTGCGACGCGGTGCTGTGGGTCAAATCCGGCGCGGGCGGATGGCGTTCGTGGCCGAGGTGCGCTCGCTGGCGCATGTTCTGGGCCAGACGGTCGGGCGCACGTTTCAGGCGGGCTGCGATGCGGCGTTGGGCGATGCACGCTGCGGGATCTCAGCGCTTTGAAACGCGCCGACCAGTGTCTGGCCGATATCGCCGCCAATATCACGGGCCTTGGCAGCATAGTCGGTAAGCGCTGCGGTGACTGCGCCCCAGCCGGTGGCCGCTTGCTCCGTGCCTTCGGCTGCTGCCGCCCCGGCAGTGCGTGCGGCAGCTCCTGCACCACCGGCGGCGGCGGCCGTGTCGTCCAGCTCGAGCCCCAGCGCGTTTGTCGACGCGGCAGCATCGGCCAGTGCGGCTTCAGCTTTGGTACCGGTGCTGGTCACCGCGTCACGTAGCGCTTGCCAACTGGCCAGCGGACGACCAGCGGCATCGGATAGCAGTCCTGCCGCGTCGCGATAGCCGTCAGCTCGGGTGCGGGCGTCATCGGCCATTGTGCCAAGACCGAGGTCGGGCGGTTCAAGGTAAGTGCGTGACAGAGCGGCAGAGAAGGCATCACCTGCGGCGGCACCCGCTGCGGTTGCCGTACCTTCAAACGGGTTGCCGATCCGTGCCAGTTCCAACGGGTCCAGCGTGCCGATCCTGACGCCATCTTCGCCCGTCGCCCATGCGGGGAGCAGTGCCAGTGCAGCGTTCAACCCGTTGATGAACCCGTTGATCCGGGTGACGACGCCGTTCAGCATCGCTTCAATGCCGGAGATCAGCCCGTTCTCCGCTTGAAACGCAAAGTCACCGATGGCACCGGGAAGCCGCCCCCAGATCGCCTTCATTGCATCGAACGCGCCCTGGAAAATTGCCACCGAGCGGTCACCAAAGCTGAAAACGCCGGTGATGGCACCGTCGAGTGCAGTCAGCGCAGTGGCTTTCATCCCCTCCCAGCCTGCCGCCATCCTTGCCAGCGCTGCGTCAAGCGCGAGGCCGATGCGGCCCCAAACCTCGGATGCGAGATTAGACAGCAGGCGGAACGCCTCGCCGATGCCACCAACCCGTTCGACCAGGCGGCTGAACTGATAGACCAACTCACCAGCACCAACGATTAGCGCGCCGATCCCGGTGCGGATCAGGGCTCCGCGCAGGAAGACCAGTGCTGTTGCCAGCCCGCGCACCGACAATGCCGCCGCTGCCATACCCGCCACCCAGCGACCCGCCATGATACCCGCAAACGTGGCTGCATAATACCAACGGCCCTAAAGGGTTACCGTTTTAGCCCATTCACGGGATGTTATTGAGGTTATAGCCTTTTTGTCCTGTGCAAAGAAGTTCCAAGCTTCACAGCATCTGTCG